GTAGAATCCGCAGTATTCTCCAAAATACGCGCCTGCAACTCAGACTGCCGCGCATCAAAACCGGCCTTACGGCCCTCAAACTCCGTTTTCGCAGTAGCCGCCTCAATATTCTTCAAATCCGCAGACAAACGACGGGCGGCCATAGCATTAGAAACACCACCAGACACAACATCCTCCTGACCCACCATCTGACCAGACGGCGAACTCGCCGGACGGTCATATGCTAAAGCAGGATTCAAACCAGCGGCCGCATAATCGCTAGCAGACCTTTGCGCCGCCGTACTCGACATACGCTCCGAAAAGGCCATAGAACGGTCAGCCATACGCCGATTAGCCCGATTTGAAAACAACGTACCGGCAACCGAAGCAAGTCCTGTAATAAGAGCAGGAAGCATCTAGAACCTCCCAAGAGTCGCCGGAGTCCCAAACATCGGAATAGGACGAGTCGCCTCCCGACGAATATGAATGTCAGCAAGATACTGCTGATTAGTAGAAGCACCAGCCGCCAAAATACGCGACATAGGAGGGTTATCCTGCATGAATGTATCATTCAGAGCAGGAGCGGCCGCCAATTGCTGAGACAAGTGCCACTCGTCAATATTACCGGCAGACGTCGGCCGGAACAAACCTACAACCTCATTCACCCGCGTACGGTACTCGTGCCAACGCTCCTGATACCCGAAAACGGTATCATCATCAGCATTCACACCATTGCAATAAAGCTCCTTGCGCAGAACTGCCTGCTCGCCCAACATAGCCAACGACGGCCAGTAAAAATCATAACGCGTAGAACGCGTCCACATCTTATGCAACCCCTGAGAATACGACAACTCAGAGCGGATGTTAATCAGGCCCAAAATATAACCGTGCTCAGTAGCCGCATACGAGGCACTATGCTGGCCGGCCGCAGTCGCGGCGGCACCCAAAGCACCAACACCGCCACCACCAGTAGCCGTCTGAGCGACCGGCGTAACCACCAGCGGCGTCGAACCACCGCCAATATACTCCGACCTCTGCAACCGAGCATCAGGCGACGTCACACCAAAATGAGACTTAACCAACTCAGTATAACGCGTACCACCCCGAGCGTCGCGCTCCAACAACGACTGCACCATAAACGACTGACGCAAAACGTTCACGCTAACCGCCGACAAGTCAGCAAAAATCTGCGGCACACCGGCAATATTCGATTCCATATAGAAAACATCGGTAACGGAATCGTGCGCATATCCATACGTACGAATACCCGTAGGATACTGCGTCGAAGGCGTTTCCTGCACAGAACCACCACCGGCCGCCGCCGGGGGAGGATTAGTCACCGCCAACCCAATAACCGGCGCCGACGTACCAAGCGCGGCAGGAGCTGTAAACTTCTGCGGCCACGGCAAACACGAAGTAAAATAGTCGTGAGACTTCCCGCGCCGCCTCAACGGGAAAGAACCCACCGCATCAGGGCCAGCACCAATCAACGTAGACGCACCCCAGTCCTGAATATTCTCGTCGCGGAACCACTGGTGCATAATCAAACGATACGCCCGCGCAGGAAGCGCACTCACGTCGTGCGCCTGCCCCGCCGTCACTTGCCCAACTGTAGGCAAACCAAAGTGGTCGAACAACTCGCCCACCGCAAACCCACCATTAGGCATCGTCACCACCGGAATAGTATACGCGATAGACGATGTCGGCAAATCCTGCTCACCCATAAACTTAGTCCAATCCTGCCACAACAGGCGACACGGCACAAAGAAGAAAAACGTATCGCACCGCTGAGAAGAATAAATCGGGAACAGCGGCGTAGCCATACGCAAATACGCCTGAACATTATAGCGCATATGGTCGCCAGGCAAAATCTCATCAACCATAAACGGGATTACATAACCCGCATCAAAGGTACTCTTGCGAGTCCACGAACCCATAAACTTCGAGCGCGGCACATTGGCCGACGCAATCATAGACTGGTCCTCCTGAGCGACCAGCCGACGAGCAGGTAGAATATAAGTCATCTCACGCCTCCTTAACCAAAGACGGCGGACCGGCCTGCGCTTGAACCCACTGCGCACCAGTAATCACAACACGCGGCACACCACCAGACAACACGGACTCCGACAATGTGGCCGGACACTCCTCAAACTCACCCACAACGTGAAGCTCATAATCCTCAGGATACTTAGCCGCCAACGACTGACGGTCAGACAAAAGCTCCCCAAACGCTCGCACCGCGGCCGCATCGTGCGCCTGCATAAACAACGGACTATACGCCTCTGCCTTCACATCATAAACCGAATAAACAGACTTCACAACGACCTCCTGTCAGAAGAAATAGAAAGCTTCGCAAGAGCAATCTTCTCCGAAGCACGAAGCCGCTCCACATCGAGCGGCAAATACCTTTCCTCCTTCTCCAACGCCAACGCCTGCAACTCCTCAGCAGACGCATTCAGCTTGAAAGAGTCGTGCAAAAAACGCGGCACCGGAACCTTATTACCGCCAAAAATAGCAGAGTCCCGCCAACTACGCCAGTGGACTTTCGCCCCGCCGCCAATACCATATTGACGCACACCATTAACAGGGCGCCCACCACGAGACATCTGCAAAAACGGAGGCTGATACCGATAGACCTCACCAGTAGAATAATCTATGCGGTCCTCCAAAGCCTCCGACAACCCAACCTTCTTAGCACAATAACCCGCAACATAAGAAATCGCCGCCGGCGTAACCTTATCCACTTGCGAATGACCAAACGCCCAAGACTCGGCTACCGCCTTAGCATCTTTGGTACCGTACAAAATCGCGTGATAGTGCGGTCTAAAGGTTTTCTCACCATACTCACCAGCACCGAAGAACCGGATACGCGACGGCTCCAGCCGTGAACGCAAACGCTTAAAGAACGCGGACAAATGCAAACGAGACAGCGTGACGGGTACATACTCATCCGAATACGTCAGGGTACACCAACTAGCAACATCGTGAAACGACAACTCTAAAGAACAACGAATAGCCCAAGAACGCGCGCGAGACATACGACAACCCACACACGAACCACAGGGCAACAACAAAGTAGAAACAATACCTAAAGACTCACAAGCAAAAGCACCAAGTACAACACCCTGAACCGGATGACGCCCCGCAGGAATCGGATGTGCACACGCCACAACTACAGCCGGATGCCGCCGCGAAGCGGGCGCTTATAGTTCAAAGGATGTGCCTGAGCGGCACGACCCCGAAAACTACCGGCTGACCTACGCTTATTCACAGAATGACGCATAGAAAACCCCCAAGAAGGAGACAAGTGCCAGCCCCAGGTGGCTGTCACTTAGCACATATATATCAAGTAGTCCATATGTGCGCAAGAGGGGTCGCGTATGCAACGACCGCGACCCCAGAGGGCGGCCCAGCCGCCCTATACAAGCCGTCTGGCAGAACGACCAGACGGACAACCCCCTGAGCTCGAGCTCGAGCTCAGGAGGCCCGTCCTGGATCCCTAGAGCAACTTCTTCAGAAGCTCGGCGCCGGCCTTCGCGTCCTTCGCCAAACGCCGCGCCGCCTGAACCTCCTTACACGCATCGCGGACCTTCGCCTGCTCAGGCGTCAACACCGCGAGCGACCGGAGAACCGCACGAAGCTCATTCAACTGAGCGTCCGTGAACGATTCCACCGTAACCACCAGATTCGACTTAGCCATAACTACCTCCGAAAAGAGAAAAGGGAAGCGTCATCTGACGCTCCCCTAATCTAATACCACAAAAACAAAACGCAATAACTACAACATTAACAAACGATTAAACTTTAGGAGCCTCCTTCTCCTCAGCAAGAACCGTACCAGACTCCTTAGGCTTCGACAAAACAACCTTACCCGCTTCGACAGCCTCAATCACCGCCTCCAAAGAACCGTACCTCTCACGCAACTCCTTAGGCAAACGCGACCACAACCCGCGACCGCGCTCGACCATCGCAAACGCCTCCTGCAAATCACTATCAAACTCAAACTCACCGAACGCCGCAATAGGGGGCCCGAAAACCGCGCCATAGCGCGACATAATACGATTCACATCTACCTCATCCTTAAACTCAGTCCGAGTCACCACAGGCAAACTACACTCCAAAACAGGCGAAAACTCATCACCCTCATCAAAAATACTCATCTGGTCGCGCATAACTACCTCGGACGGATAAACCGGAGAAGGTTAGAATAAATACCCATCTTGCGCATAAGAGCCTCTTCATTCTGCGCACCAGCAACACCGGCTTTCTGCAACGCGGCCTGCGCGGCCAACAACGCCGACTGCGCAGGTTGCTGAGCAATCTCGAAACGATTACGAGCGTTAATCGTCTTTTCGGTAGAATCCGCAGTATTCTCCAAAATACGCGCCTGCAACTCAGACTGCCGCGCAT